CGCTCAGGTCGGTCGCTGCGGGGTCAATCACCAGCCGGTCAGGTGCGATGCGGTACACCCTGGGTGTCCTTCCGCCGTGACCTGGCTCAATCCTTCGCATGGATTGGACCGGCTCCGGCGTGACCATGGCCGCGCCCCAGGTGAAGATCATGTCCACCGCGATCCGCTCGATCGTTCGGCGCAGGTGCGACCTGGCCGCCCAGGTGTTCATCGCCAACTCGATCGCAGCCGCCGTACCGTCGTCGCCCTGATCACCCTGGGCCTCGACCTGGATCCGGGGAACGTCGTTCGCCAGACGGGGGAGCACCAGGCTGATGAAGCTGAAGGCGTAGTTCTCAGGGTCTCGGCTACCGCCCAGGTGGTCGTCGAGATACGCGGATCCGTGGTACTTGCGAACCTGCTCCTCCATCTCCAGGAGGTGCCGCTTCCTCCAGTCCACCGCTGCGGCGACCTCGGTGACAAGGTTCTGATCGTCCAGGTTCAGCATGAAGACCTCCGTGTGTTCGGTCTTTGTTAGGTGGAATGGTACAGCAGTTCGTAATTTCTGTCACAACCGCACCCCATACATCGGTGACGCAGGCATTTCCTTGAAGGATCATCTGAATACCCTTGCATATTCTCCAGGACCTGCTATTGTATTCGGCGAAAGGAAACCCAACCATGACCAACACCGAGACCAACAACCGCTTCGCCCCAGAATCCGAAGACAGCGGACTCTTCGGCAAGAAGCTCCGCGCTCACTGTATTGCCAAGATCCGCGCAGGCCAGGCACTCACTGAGCACGAGGCGACGGCAGTCCACTGGTGGTTGGATCGTCTGAGCGACATCGAAGAAGACGAAACCAACTAACTAACCCCCGAACAGGAGACACAACCATGACCGACGAAGACCTCTGCGGCACCGACCTTCCCGACAACCCCAACGGCGTGACCTGCCACGCGACTGGTCGCACCTACCAGGATCTGGACTACTTCAACGTGGGCACAGATGAACGCGACGAGTGGGAGCCGTTTCTCAACGAAGAAACCTACCTCGACTGGATGAAAGCCAACGGTCGCGAGATCCCCGAGCTTCAAAGCTAACCCCCGAACAGGAGACACAACCATGGACATGAACAATATCACCATCACTAATGAGACCGCCCGTGTGGCAATCGAAGCCCTGCGCCAATCGATCAACCGTGGGGAAAAGCTGGCCCGTAAGTATGACGACATCGACGACGATGGAGACGCGACCACATGGCTGGCCCAGTTCGGATACTCGATAGTCACCCTGATGAAAGAGATCCACGCGCACTACGCCGCCAAGGACCGAATGGAGTTCCTGCTTAGAAGCCAAGCAATGCCGACAGTCTGGAAGGCCACACCATGACCATCACTATCTGGAGAGAGCGTGGAGAACGATGCGACGAAGTCCTGGTGCGCCAGGACAGACCCGGCATGTACAGCTACTCTCGGAACGAGGGAGACCGCTGGTACGCGACGGATCCAGGCGGGGAAGACCGTGAGCGGAAGACCGCCGCGATTGCCCTGGGTGTCACCGTTGATGACGTTGAGCGCGTTGACCGATTCCTGTGCCCGTTCTGCCGGGAGGCTGTCATTCACTTCAAGGACGCACTGAGCGTGCGGGAGTTCCGCATCTCGAAGCTGTGCCAGAAGTGCCAGGACGGGTACTTCGATGAACCGCCCGACCCGTTCGCACACGAGTTCGAGCAATCGATGGGCCTCGCCCAGGGCATGGATCTCGTGAACGAGAGACGCCGCCAGGAGCGAGAGAAGGGGTGACTTGCATATTCTCCAGGATCTGCTAGAATGCTCCTGGCAATAACGCCTCTCCAGTGAAAGGGAGATCAACCATGTGCAACCTGTACAACGTCCACAAGGATGGCAACAAGTTCTGCGGCCCGTCGGCAATCGCCGCCATCCTGGGCACCGGCACCAACCGTGCCGCCCAGGTGATCCGAGAGACCAGCGGCGCACGGCAGGTCAAGGGCACCTGCTCGAACCAGATGCAGATGGCGTTCGCGCACTTCAACGTCCGCATGACTCGCGAGCGCGGCGACCTGGCTGCCAAGCACCGCGAGCGGTTCGACGCCTGGGCGAAGCGGACCCACGCCGACCGTGGCAACCGCATCTACCTCGTCGCTGCTGGTAATCACTGGCGCGTCGTCCAGGGCTGGAACTACGTCTGCGGCATCGTCCCGGTGGTCACCACCATGGCCCACGCCTACAAGCCCAAGTCCCAGGTCACCTGCGTCTTCGAGATCGACGCGAGCAACCCCAAGAACCTGGTCGAGGTCAAGACCAAGGAGCAGGTCGAGCGGGACGATTTCAAGCGTCGTGAGGCGAACATGAACGCTCGCGCCAGGCGCAGGGCCAAGAAGCTCGCCCAGGAGCTCGACCTCAACATCGAGTGCGAGCGGGACAACGGGTACCCGGTCTGGTGGGTCAGCCCTGGCCCCTCCTGGAAGAGCGACCCCAGGCCCGATGAGCACTTTGGATACGAATGGTGCGAGGTGCTCGACGTGGTCGAGTTCTACGCCGAAAACACAAGCCACCGAGACGTGGCAGCCTGACCAGGCACCATCCCCTCGCCCTGGACACGGGGCGGGGAGACTTCACAACCAACCTCAACAAGGAGAACACAACCATGACATTGAGCGACAGGCAGCGGAACGCAGAGATCGACCGGGCACGCGATGCACTCAACGCTTCGATCGACGCCCTGACGAACCTGCTTCTCGACACCTACGACGAGGACCAGGACTGGGACGGTGATCCGATCGACGAGATCCGGGACCGCCTCCAGGACGCAGACGATGCTCTGCACAACCAAAAGAAGGGACACAACCATGGCTGACAAGACACTTCACTACCGCTGCCGCCTCGTCGTCGAGATGTACGACGGCGACGACAAGACACGACCGGACTCCGAGCCGTTCAAGTCCGTGCCCCTGGCGGACTACTGGGTCGATGCCGACCTGGTCACGCACATCGATGAGACCGATACCGATAGAGGTATCCTCAGTGAACAGTCCATCGAGGTCGAGTATGTGCGCGTAATCTCGTCGGACTTGCTGATGGAGAACGCGGGCTTCGTCAACGACGTTCACCATGCAGCCAGGATCCGAGGCTTCCTCAGGTCCGAAATCTGGGACTCCGCAGAGCGTGCGATCGAAAAGTCTGAACCCGCAGAAGCCGACGACGTGTTCGTGGAGGCTGACTCGTGATCAAGATCAAACCACGTTGGGAGTACGTTGACCCCCCGCTGTTTACGTCGGGGTCTCCGAGGAACAACAAGCCCCACGAGTTCGAGACGGCTGCTGAAGCCAAGGCGGCGATGGACGAGTTCCTCGACCGTTGGAACAACCGCGAGCACTACGCTCCCTCATCGATTTCCCAGCAGGACGGTGCCTGGATCGCGTACGTTCGCGGCATCTACACTTCTTCTACTCTTCCCATCGTCCGCGCTGGACGATATGTCATTTGAAAGGCAACCCACCATGAACTTCTTCATCTGGCGTCCGAAATCGTTTTCAGACGCGCTTCGGAACGAGCTTCTCCCCCATGGCGTTCGAGACGCTTCTGACTACGAAGCACACATCTCCGCGCTCCGCTCCTACGCACGGCTGATTCGTGGCAACAAGTCTCCGGTCTACTTCATCGAGATCAGCAGCACGACCGCTCTTCTTCAGGATGTCCTGGACGCCGCAGACCTTGACCCCAGAAAGCCAGACGACATGCAGCATGCGCTGCGGACCCTTTGGAAGTACGACCCTGGAACCTGGTCATCGAAGGGCGACGAGTTTCGTGGTCTTATCGAGCACCACCTGAAGGCCAGGAGCTTGTCGAGAAACTGGCTGGCCGGGGTGGTTTGCGAAGACGACCAGGCGTGTTGCTCGTCGGACACGGTCATGCGCTACTTGCGCGGAGATTCCGATGCCAGCAGCTCGGTGGTCGCTGGTTGCATGCGTGCCCTGGACATCAGCTTCCCTCAGTGATTTCAGCCAGGCATGACCTGATCCTCGCCACGCACTTTCGGTAGACGTGGTACGAGATTCCCAGGTGCTCGCGGATTTCAGTAGGCTTCCAACCACGCATGATCAGGCTTACAACCTCCTTCTCGACCTCGCCTATCCCATCCTGCAACTTTTCAAGCCACCCAGGTTCGAGGGTGGCTTTTTCTTCAACCTTGCCTTCGTGAACGTCCCGCCTGATCGTGACGTGAACTCGCTGTTCGTACTGGCGGGGACCTAGCTTGCCGTTGAGATATGGCCTGGCGACCTGGATGTCGTTCGCCTCCTGGTATCTCGCTGCGACCGGGCTGTACAGCCTGCTCCGCAGGAAGGTCGAGATCGACCCTCGGTCTGTCCGGTACTTGCGGCTCACCAGGTCGTGCGCGTGCAGATACGCCTCGTTCACGATCTCGTCGAAATCCCATTCCCGGAAACTAGCGAGGCGATAGGCCGTCCACCTTCTCACCGCCTCGTACAACGCCAGTTGATCTATCTCGTGCTTGGATGTAGCCTCACCATGAAGATCATGGTTGTGATCCTCTTTCACCTCGCTCTCGGGTTTTCCTGGGGGCGAGTTTTTCATTGGCGATCCATGATTTCCTGGGGGATGTCAAGCAGTGCGCCAACTGACCAATCGGGCAGTGCATCTCCGGGATCCCTGGATCCACTCGGAGCTTCCTGGGCGGCAAGCAACGCCAGTGCCAGGGCGACGACTCGGTCACCGTGCGCTTCACGAGCCATGGACTTAGCGTCGATCTCCAGGCGTGCCGGTCCCACTCCTCCATCAGCGTAGACGACCGTGTCCTCCAGCTCGACCAGGGTGTCAGCGCAGGGAATCGTGATGGTTCCGTCGTGCAGGGCGCGGGCCAGGTCACCGAACAAGATTCGTTTGGTCTGCCTGGTCGAGTTCCAACCAACCCGCCTCGACATCTTTTCGTTCGTCGTGTTCAGCGACTTCTGCCGGTACAAGGACTTCCACCTCATGCGCTCGAAGTCGTGGACCAGGCTGGCTCCTGGGCCATTGACCTCGAAGGCAATGAACATGTCCTGGCACCCGCGTGCCCACCCCCTGGCCGCCTGGATCACCTCGCGAGCCAGGTCGTATGGAGGGGTGTGCGGGTCGATGAAGGTGGCGACTAGCTCGTTCTCGTCAGCGTCCATGATCGCAACTGCCGCGTTCGCAGCCCCGGTCCCGTAGGCAGGGTCCATGCCGGCAACCAGGCGGGAGTTCTCGTCTGGCTCCCGAAAGACGTGCCACCGCCCTGACGGCTGATCGACCAGCTCTCCCTTCACCGTCTCACAGCGGCGCGGAGAGCCTGTCTGACGTTTCTGAATCTGGATGGCCCCTATGGGGAAGAATGCGCTGGAGGCCGACGTGGGCAAAGCCAGAACGTTCTCGCGCACGTCGATCAGGTCACGCCTCTTGAGCTGCTCTTCCAGCCAGGGTGTCCAGACGTACTCGCGCCC